GATGGGAGGAGAGGAGAGAGACCCAAGGGGCAACCAATGAACAATAAACAACAAAACCAACAACAAGAAACAAAGTTGGTTGCTCCCCTCCCAACTCAGGAGAAAGAAATGACTGAACAAACGCAAGAACTTGCACGAGTTGACGAACAGTCAAACGTTGTGCCGATGGTCCCGCAGACAGAAGCCGCTGCAATGATTTCTATGATTGAGCGCGTTGTCATGGATAAAGACATGCCGCTTGATCGCCTTGAAAAGATGATTGAGCTTAAAAACAGTTATGATGATCGACTGGCTGAAAAGTCTTTCAAGGAAGCATTCGCAGCCGCAAAGCTTGAATTTAAACCAATTGTCAAAACAAGGAACGGGCATAACTCTAAATATGCTGATTTGTTTGATCTTGCAGAGGCTGTAGATGAAGCTTTATCAAAGCATGGTTTTTCTTATGATTTTGAAACGGGGCAAGAGGGGAATAATATCTCTGTCACTTGTATTGTTTCCCATAAAGAAGGGCATAGCAAACGAACAACTCTAAGCTCTGGTGCTGAAACAAGTGGAAGCAAAAACGCTATTCAAGCAATGGGTTCAACTGTCACATATTTAGAGCGTTATACGCTATCAGCAGCCCTTGGTCTAGCAGCGGGGCAAGATACAGACGGTGTAAAAATTGATGACAAAGAGCTTATCGACGATGAGCAAATGCAATCTCTTTTAACTTTAATATCTGATACCAAAACAGACACTGCCCAATTCTGCAAGTTCATGAAAATCGACAACATCAAAGCAATGCCGCTTTCTAAGTTTGGCAAGGCTGAGAAGTTGCTTAAAGCAAAGTTGGTGCAGAGCAATGGATAATATCGAACAAGGTTCTGATGATTGGTTCGCTCAACGGTTGGGCAAAGTAACTGCAAGTCGCATTGCTGATCTGCTTGCTAAGACAAAATCTGGCTGGGGCGCAAGTCGCGCCAACTACGAAGCCCAAATCATTGCGGAGCGTCTTACAGGGCAACGTGAAGAGACATTTAAATCAGCGGCTATGGAGCGCGGAAACGAGGTTGAGGCAGAAGCACGAGAGGCTTACGAGTTTTTCAATAACGTTACTGTTACAGAAGCAAGTTTTGTTGATCATCCTGCCGTTGAAATGTCAGGCGCTTCACCTGACGGATTTGTGGGTGATGATGGGCTAGTTGAGATTAAATGTCCAAACACGGCAACACATCTTTCAACACTTTTAGGCGGTTCAATTAAAGGCGTTTATCAAAAGCAAATGCAATGGCAAATGGCCTGTACTGGTCGCGATTGGTGCGACTTTGTTTCTTATGATCCGCGTATGCCCGAACACCTTCAACTGCATGTAAAGCGCATTGAACGGGACCACGAATTAATCGCTGAAATCGAAAAAGAAGTCGTATTTTTTCTCAATGGTGTCACTGACAAAATTAAACAGCTTGAGCAAGCTTAATGCCGGAAACACGCACGAAGATATCCATTGCCAACGAACGCGATGCAGCAGCATGGGCATGGAAACATGAACGAGAACAATTGATGATTTTAATTCTAACGCTTGCTGAAAAGTCAGTTCGTGCAGGTTCAACAAAACTTGATGGCTTTTCCATCACAGAAGAAAAGGTAATTTAATGTCATATTGTCGTTGGTCTTGCGATGATGGTTATAGCGATGCTTATGTCTACGAAGATGTAAGCGGTGGCTGGACTACTCATATGGCAAACTTCCGCTTCCAGCCTAACGCCCCTAAAAGCGCTCTTACTGTTCTATTTGAAGCTCGTGAAGCGAATCTTGATGAGGGCGCTATTCATCGCCTCTACATGGATGCTCAAAAAGAGCGAGATGAATGGGTTGAGAAAAATCCACCAATAAAAATTGATCATCCAGACGCGGGTGTGAGTTTTAATCATGCCACACCAAAGCTATGCGCTGAAAATCTAATTCGCTTGTCAAAAGCGGGTTTTCGTATCCCCGAACACGCGATCAACGCCCTACTAGAAGAAAATAAAGAGGAATAAGAATAATGAAGAACGTATGTAATTTTATTGGGCGGCTTGGTGCTGATCCTGAAATGAAAAGAATGAATAATGGTGACTCTGTTGCAAATCTTAGCCTTGCCGTTTCTGAACGTTGGAGAGATAAAGACGGAAACCGTCAAGAGCGCACTGAATGGGTGAAGCTCGTATGTTTCAGCGATGGCCTATGTCGCGTTATCGAGAGCTATCTAAAAAAAGGCTCATTGATCGATGTTACGGGCAAGATGAAAACCCGCAAATACCAAACGCAAGACGGACAAGACCGCTATTCAACTGAAATTGTGATCGACAAGCTCGTGATGCTTGACGGTAAAGACAACCGCGACAATTCAGGCGGTAACTATGGTGCTGCATCTGGCGGCGAGTACGTAGGTGATAACGGCCTTCGCCAAGGTGGAATGCAAAACGATACAGATGACATCCCATTTTGATCAATCCTCCCGCCTGTAGGTGTCAGGCTTAACACCACCCAAGGAACAACAACCAAAGGAAAAATCATGACAGTAGCAGGAAACCAACTAAGAGCATTTATCGAGCGTATTGAGCGCTTGGAGGAAGAAAAGAAAACAATCGCTGACGATATTAAAGACGTGTACGGCGAAGCAAAAGCTACGGGCTTTGATGTCAAAGTTCTTCGCAAGGTTATTTCAATTCGCAAGCTCGATACAAACGAACGCATGGAACTAGATGCGCTCACAGACACATACCTTGCAGCGCTTGGAATGTTGCCACAAGACAACGACGAGTAAACCCATGCGCGGCCAAACTGTCATAATTTGCGGAGAAACACAGAGAGCATTTGCAAAAGAGCTTATTGATAAAGCCCCTGTAAATGCCGTTGTGAATATCCAAGAGCGTAAGAGGTCCATATCTCAAAACGATCTCATGTGGGCATTATTAAGCGATGTATCACGCGCCAAGCCGGATGGCCGCAATATGACAACGGACCGATGGAAAATGGCGTTTATGGATGCTTGCGGGCATGAGGTCCAATTTGAACAAGGTCTAAATGGCGGCTTCTTTCCGGTGGGTCATTCCTCTTCGAAATTAACCGTTTCCGAAATGAGTGAGCTAATTGAATTTATTTATTCATGGGGATCAGAACACGGCATTCAATTCAGTGAAAAGCCAGAAAGGAATGCAGCATGACAGAATGGATATCTTGGGACGGTGGTGAGTGTCCTATACCAGATGCAAAGGCTGGTGAGTATGAGATCCATTTTCGTAATGGATATAAAAAACTTACCTTTGATGATGCTATAGATAGAGATTGGTCACGTACTCCAGAATTTTATAATTCTCACATCATCGCCTACCGCCTCATAGAGAAAGAACAGTCTGATCTTGATTGGCTGGAAGGTGAAATAAACAAGCTTCCTATTCAAGCTGAAGTCAACTCTATGAAAGGAATTGGCCACGACTTCTCGCAAACACATTGGATATCTCGCGAGAATGTCATCGACCTCATCAAATCACGCAAAGAGGCCAAGCCATGAACCATCAACAGCACATAGACAAGCTTCAAATGCTCATCGATGCAAGACGGGCGGGCAGTTTAACAATCAACGCACTTGAGAATTACAAACAGCAAATACGCTTAGATCAACTAGCAAGCAAACCAGGCGCACCAAAGCCACGGTATAAAGTGCCAGCACGTAAGAGGGTGAATTGATGCATACAGAAGAAGAAGCAAAAGAAATTTGGTGTCCGCATGTACGCCATGCTGATGGCGATGAATCGTCAGCAAATTGCACAGGCGCAAAAAGAGTTGGGAATGTTACAGGCAGCACTTGGAATACTTGCATTGGCTCAAAATGCATGGCATGGCGTTGGTGTGGCTTTGAAGAATATCAAGATGTTGAAGCAGCAATGGACAACAGTAAACGTCTTGGCTATTGCGGATTGGCAGGCAAGCCATGAGCCGATCAACGCCCGAATGGATTGGCAAGACAGACGATAGCGCAGCCCCGCCACGGGTAAAAGACCGCGTGTTAGAGGCATACGATAACAAGTGCGCTTTATCTGGTATTCCTTTCCGACCTGGAGACAAGATCGAGTTTGACCACATTACCCCGCTTTGGCTTGGTGGTGAGAACCGCGAGAATAACTTGCAGCCCGTTCTTCCAAAGGCCCACAAAAAGAAGACATCAACAGAAGCAAAGGTTCGTAAGAAAGTGAACAATATTCGCAAAAAACATAACGGCCTCAAACCTAAATCAAAAGCATGGGGTAATTCTAAATATAAAAAGAAATTAGACGGAACGGTGGTGCTTAGATGACTTATCAAGAGCGTGGTGAAGACTGCCATGAATGGGCTGTGAGAATGATAATGAACGATGAATGGAAACTGAAATGAACATTACAGCAAAGATAATTGTTAAATTGGCAGATTTTGCCACAAAAGTAAGTGACAGACGTAAAGATGAACACATCAAATTTCTATCTCAGTATGAGAAAATTGTAAGATCCGTATCACCAGAAGCCGCAAAGTTATTCGGCTGCTTGAATGTCCAAGTAATCAAGAATGGCAAAGAGGAGAGATGGGGCATCAACTTAACCGCAACAGACTATATGTTTTGGTTTGAGCATATTAACCTAGGTGTTCGGTTCAAATCTCATCCAAATGCAGTAATGGCAGCAGTCATGGATAAAATGGCGAATTGTGCTGAAATCCACACTCTTACAAAAGAAGAGCGAAATGAGCTAATCGATTTATTATCAGAACGGGACAGCTCATGAAAATAATCTATCTACTAACCGTGTTCTTTTACTTGCCAGACGGTCGCGGCATTGATGGCAATCAAATAGATGGCTGGTCCCCACGTGAACACGCAACACTTGAAGAGTGTTTATTGCGTAAGAGCTTCATTGAGCAGCAACCTTTGCCACGTGGTGTAATTAAATGGAATTGGAGCTGTAAAGCAGCGCCTGAGAATTGGAGAACGAAATGAGTGAGTTAAAGCCCTGCCCGTTTTGTGGCGGTTATCACGTCACCAATGAAGGCGTGACCAACAAGTCAATTCACTGTGTTGATTGCGGTTCTTACGGACCTTCACCAGCTTACGACATAGATAGCCATGGGGAACCAATAGACGCTTCTTGGAACACCCGTGCAGCGCCAAAGGTGAAGCGCCTTCTTTGGGAAAACCCAAGTAAAGATAACAACTATATTCACATCGCCAGAACGTTGTTTGGTGACTATGGGATTCATATTTGTGGCGGTCGCCATATGGCATGGATAGAAAAAAATGTGAAGCCATACGAGGAATTTATTGGAGAGGAAGTCGGATCTGTACCGGAAGCCAAAGCCGCCGCCCAATCTCACTATGAAAAACAAATACTAGAAGCATTGGAATAGATGATGAAGGCAATCATTAGTTTTTTTAAACGAGTTTTGCACCCTCCCAAAAAACTTACATGGATATTACAAAATACAAATTATCATATGCGCGACTACGATGGGCGATGGGTGCATTTTTCAAGAACCGAGTTAGGTGTATTCGAAATATATGATGATCTTTCTGGGGAATATTTATTAGTCCACCCAAGAGGGTTAAAATTACCTGCCGAATTATTTCATTGCTTAGATGAAGCAAAGTTCAGAGCTTGTGAGGTGTATAATGACTAAACGTTTAGCCATAAAACAGAACCAGATTGAAGCGGGTATTAGAGCAGCCGAAAAGCTCGGCCATCTATGCGAAATCAACTTCGAAAACGGCTCAATGCGCTTTATACATAAGAATCCACAAGACAACACACTTGACGATTCTAGCGATAAACCTAATTCTCTTGCCGAATGGCAGGGGAAAGCAAATGGTCAAAACTAACATGAAGGGTATCCACAAAGTCACGAGACGATTAGCAGATAGGTCAAAGCGCACCTATTACTACGCTTGGCGCGGTGGCCCACGCATGGAGAACACAGACCCACAATCACGGGCCTTCATGCGTGAATACATAGAACTAACAGCAGAACGCAATCAAGACCCCGTAAAAGGCTGTTTAGGTGAGCTTATCAATGAATATAAAGCATCACCCGACTTTATGAACCTGGCAGACAGCACAAGAGAAATCAACGGCTATTCAATTAAACGTT